TGCCATCGCTCGTTAACTCATCGTTTTCTGCTTCTTGTTGTAATTGCTTTAATTTATCGCTTAGCTTCATATCCGTAATTTTTACAGATGCCTAACAGCAAATCATAAAACATGGCTGTCGTGCGTCTAAGTTATTTAATCAATTATTTTAAGGAGGATAAAAATTATTTTCGAAGGGCTCGTATAAGCTCATCATGCTTTCGATCTTCTTCTCTACATAAATTGCATATATTACCCCACATAGCTTGTACAACTCGCCTACATCTTCCGCAGACATAACCTGTTTCTCTACCATTTGAATCTCTTAATGTTACTGGATTAATCATAATTTTTATTTTAGTTTAACAATAAATGCCGTACATCTCATATACTTTTACGTTTTATCGTTGATATTCGTCACTTTCTACTACTAAAAGCCCGCAATCCGAAGATGTGCGGGCTATAATCACCCATGAAAAAACTAAAAAGGCTTAACCGGAATTGGCTGCATACTATAAATAGTATCATTAATATGAACATCGAAATTCCTTACTTCGAGTATCTTTCCATCCTTTCCTTTACATTTTGCATAAAAACTGTCATCTTCAATGACTACATAAGGCTCGAACTTGTACAAATAAGTCGGATTGCTTACACCGCATGATGCAAGTGTAATTATTGTTAAAATAATAAAGATTGCTTTTTTCATAACTGCGAATTTTAATTAAACATAATGTTATCTACTGCGAAAGCCCGGCATTTATTTCAGTACCGAGCGCACCTGCTGGCCATTCGCAGAAAACCGGCAGGGTTATAAAATAGTTTTCTCATTATCTTCTAAAATATGCGTTATAAGAATTGTTAAAACCAAGTTTAAATGATGTGTTCTTTCGTGCAATCAAGTTATATAATTGCATTGCTGTTTCATTATCTGAAATTCCATTTTTGTTTGAATAACTAAACAATTCTTTGTCATTTTTACCATAAGCGTGTATTCCTACAACTATTCTATTTTCATCAAATTGTTTCCAAACTTTCTTTATTTCTCGTGTTTTCATCTTGCTATGTTTTTGTTTGTTTATTTAATTATACGTTAAAGATAACACTTTGTTACGAATATTTAAGCAAAAGGTGATGAATATCACCGTTTTTTTATAGTTTTTTGCCAACGCTCAATTAACTTACGAATTTCAGTTTCACATAAGTTTTTTCTGCTTCTACCATCAGCACTTGCAATTTGGTCAAGTGCTTCGGTTTCTTTTTCTGTTAGATGTATTTCAATTCTTTTCATTACCCGTTATATTTCCAATATCCATAAACACATCTATTTCCGTTTCTCGAACAGTCATACGTATCGTTAATCACTCCGTCAATAACAGCAGTATAGTGTTTTGAAACAGATGCTATAATTTTTCCGCTCGGTAATTCATCTGCTCGTAGATGTGTTTTGCAACCCTGTCCAATTTGCATAGTTGGTATCCACTCAAAACCCCAAGACCTCATTAAATCTTGAAACCATTTTCGCTTGGTGTTTATACCTCTTAAAGCCGTTCGCTTTCCTGTCTTACTTCCCTCTCTTTTACCTTTTCGCTGCGTTGCATTTCCTTCTGCCAAAGCATCATAAACATCTTTGTAGTCTTTTTCAGTAACTATTGAAATTGCTCTTGTTACACAATCACCGCCTTTACCCTTAAAGTAATTGGAGCGACCGCCATCATTGTACTTAAAATGTGTTTCCATTTGTCTTTATGTTTTAGTTCTACAATTAATTATACGACGAATATACGATAAAGTTTCGTGATTTGAAAGTTTGTGCATATCAAACCGCTACTACTCATAGCCAAACCGTTATATGCAAGGCTGGGTCAGTTCATTTAATCAAGGCTCTTTGGTATGCGATGAAAAAATTAATTTTTGCCAGCCCGCTTTTGCTTTTTCAAAGCAATTTGAATCTCTTTTCTCAAAGCAACTTCAACAAAATGGTTAAAGCTGCTATATGTAAGCAGGCTATCGTTTTCAACAGCCCGCTTTGCTTTTTCTATAAATTCAGCATCTAAGCTGAATGTGTAATTTTTTTTCATTAACACTCAAATAAATTATTAATAATTGCTAATCTTTCATTTGTAATCGTATCCATTATCCAAATATGATTTCCTCCTCTACCAACTTTAGATGCACCGATATTTAATTGTAAACTTTTCATAAAATCATTAATTGTTGAATGATTTATTGCTATATTATAAGCATTTTCAACATCACCTTTTCTTGCTTCGTTTTTTGTTTCAATTTGAAGATTCATATAAGTTTTCATAATTTTAAGTATTAAATTGTTTTTATTAATTATACGAAAGAACCACAATAAAGTTACAATACAAATACAATATATTCAATAAAAATCGTAATTATTTTTCATAGTGTTTATAGGCTTTTCAAAAGATTTTGTATTTTTAGTTAATTTTTTATGCTTAAAAAACGTCATTTTTTCACCTCCCATAATAAAAATTAATTTTTTTGTTTTTCAATCTGGGGCCAGTGAAAATTTTACGCCAAGCATATAACACGGTGTTATAAAACAAAAAAAACCCCGAAAAAATCGGGGCTTTAACAGAAACAATGAAAAAAACTTACTAACTAACCTACTTTTTAGACTTGAACGAATCTATGACTTTTTTAATTTCTTCCTTTGCTTCTAAAACTTCTTTTGTTGCTTTTTTAAACTGTGTGCCAAGTTCACTTAATAGCTTAGTAGCTTCCGCCACTTCTTTTGTAGTCAGTTTTTTTCCGCCGTCCGAATCTTCTTTAAAATATCCCTGTATTTTTTTCAGTGTCTCAGAAGCTTGTTTATAAGCCTTTTCGCTTTCTTCGTAAGCTTCAATGATCTCTTTTTTCAAAGCTTTCAACTTTGTTGTTGCCTTGATAATTTTCCAGGCTTTTCCTAAAAAAAGCCCGATGCCTGTTAAAATTGCTGTTAGTTTCATATTTAAAATGTTGTTAAATTATTAGTCTTTATTTTTTTTACCCCTGATTGATATATAAAATATAAATGTTATTAATATTGCAGCTACTTCAATCCAATAAGTATAATTTTTAATTTCTAACAACGCCACTAACGAAAATATAAAAAATATAATTACCATCGGCAGGCCTGGTACAGGTTTTTTTCTTACCATATCAGCCATGATCAAAACGATTGCTGAAACGGTGCAAAATATATGCAGCCCAAATTCCCATTTATCGTTCATAATCTCAGGGTTCCATCCTGTCAGCGTGCCTATAATCGGGAGCAATGCACAAGCAAAAGTCCCAAGCATAGATTTTGAAGCCCACGCAAATGAAAAGCCCAACAACCAAACAAATAAAAAGAACATCCATTCTTTTCCATCCGTTGTAAGATAGTCAGATGACTTGCTTATCGAAGGCAGCCATCCGTATTGGTTTACTACATATGCAAGAAAAAAAACCACGTAGGCCATTGTCGCTATTAGTAGGTGTTTTGTTTTCATTTTATTCAATTTCAAAATGTGGATAATCCTTAAACGTTTTCCAGTTACCGCCCCACGTAACTTTTACGTTAAGTTCATAAGCTATTAAGGAAATATGCGCCGCTACTGCTTTGTAATACTTCGCTTCCCATGTCAGTTTTCCTTCAACAAAAATTGCTATGTCAACCGCTTTGGAAGGCAAATAATTATGTTTACTCTTTTTTATGTAACCGTCACAGTTAGTTACCACTTTTCCAGGAAACGTTCGCCCTTGATCATAAAGCTTTCTTTGCTGTTCAGGCGACCTGTGACCGTGCGTGATCGCAAAGTCATAAGGGCTTGTTTCTATTGCCGTTTCAAAAACAAGCCTTAAATTCGCGTCTACCCGTGATAAGTTATTTAAACTTCTCTTTGAAAATTTCATTTTTCGTGATATTTTTCTTTGTGTTTATAATAATCTTTTGCAAGGTTATCGTGTTTTTCTTCAAACACCATAACCACTGCGTTAAGTCCGCTTATAGTCGTGCTTAACCTATCAATCGCTTTACTTAATTGATCATTTGTTTTTTCCTGCCTCTTATCATTTCTTGCTATAAAATAACCTATTATCCCTAACATGATTATTATAGCTCCTCCTGCGATTGATAGTATTAGTTCCATATTATTTTATAAAGCAATATTATTTTCATAATAATTCTATTTTTGTTTATTTATTCATTATATAATGATATTATCTCCTGCTCAGTCAATATTCGGTTGTATATTATCAAATTGTCCATCTTACCAACAAAGTTAGCTATGCCTGTATTATCACTACCTAAAATAAAATCTGCATCAATTTCTTGATTGGTATTTGATGCACTTCGTAATGAATATGCTACCTCTTCTCCATTCAAATAAATACTCCATTGGAGTAAACCGTTATTTGATATAAATACTAAGTGGATCCATTCGTTCAATGGTATTCCGTAATCAGTTGTTGAGTATGCTTGTCTGTTAATTTCATACCTAGCAAATGGCCTGTTTGAAGATGTAAACATTCTCATAAAATAACCTATTGGTGTACTTGGGTTATATTTTGAAATTAAACCTCTTGAGCCGTTTGCAGTCGGGTATATCCAAAAACTAAATGAAATGGGGTCTATGTTAAACGCACTGACATCACCCATATTTATAGTGTCGTTACCATCAAACGAATAAGCTGAATTGCTATTCCCGAACCTATCTGTTGTTAATGTTGCGCCATTTACAGCCCCATGATACCCATTACCACTCTCATCATTCGCATTGCCATTAAAAGGATAATAAGCTATTAATCCATCGGTAGGAATATTAATACCTTGTTGATGTGAATTTATTATAAACATTTTTTTTCGTTTATTACGTAATAAAATATCTTCGACTATATCAGGCATATCTTATTCTATTGAAGTTATCCATCCGCTATCTAAATCAGGTATTAATGTTGGATTTGCGTCTATATAATCTTTTATCTGATCAGCATTATCTGAATTTTGATCCATAGCATCAGAAATAGTATCCATTTCTTCAATCAAATCTTCTTCCCATTGTTCGAGAGATAGTCCTTTTATTTTTTTATGTAAAATCTTTTGATTACGTTGCTGTTTTCCTAGCCTTCCCTGTTCAGCCGGTAATAACTCATTGTTTGCCCAAGCTTCCATTAAACCAACTTGAAAATATAATTCTTCATCAGTTTTTCTTTCTAAATCATAAGTTACCTGATAAGTAAGCAAATTTGGATCAGCGGTTCCATATACAGGATGCGGAGATTCAACCATATTTTGAATAATATTTAAAGTTTGCGTTCGACTATCGTATGGCGGCTCTGTATTTGTATAATAAAAACCATATACTTTTAAATCAGGATCGAGTCCTTGTATAGGAAGGTTTTCAGTTAAAATTTCATAATTATAATTTATAATCTTTCCTTCACTAATTGAATAAACTACACATTTAAGTTTCATATTTATTTTATTTTATTAATAATTTCAGTTAATTTATCCTTGTCTTCCTTAATATAATCTTTTGCATTTTTTGCAAATAATTTAACAGCATCTTCAATGTTTTTAATCCTGTCAATTTCCACAGGAATATCATTGATTATGTAATTTTTCAATGCTATTTTTAAATGCGGATATGTCAAATCATAATTATTTGTCAATTCATAATTATCAAAAGATATATATTGAATTAAATTGTCATAAACAGGAATATTTTCTTTAATAATATAAAATTCGATATTATCAGCAAGTCCAATAACAGGCTTCATATCGTGTCTCGGATATTTAATAATATCTAATTGATCGTTTATTTTTCTTAAAACTCTCATGTTTTATACCCTACTAAAAAAATAACACCTTCCTGTCCTGCTGTTGACGACCCTACCTGATCAATATCAAATGTTAACCTTGCATTAGCCGCTAAATTAGCATCTGTAATTGTTGGTTGGGTTACAGCTGTTTTACTACTAAACTCATTTTGCTCAATTACAATTTTATTTCCTAAAATAGAGACACCTGCTTCGTTAATGTCAAATATTGCATTTGAACCAACTGGCGCAACTTTCAAAGTACCATAAACATCAGTTAAATAAAAATTATATGGTACATCAAAATACGCCACAGACGGATTTGATTCAATATCTGTTTCAAATGAAGAAATAGCAATACCAATAGATTCCGTATGAGCGTGAAGATTTGTTTGTCCGCCATCTGTTAAATCAGTTGCATCTTCATCAGATATATTAGACTGATTTATAGTAACTGAACTATCAATAGTAACTTCAGCTATTGTTTCCTGGATTGTCACCTCTCCAATAGTCTGCTCTAATCCTATTTCTATTATTGTACTCATCCCAATTCAGTCCCTATAACCGTTTTGTTAAGTTTTAATAATTTGAACCTGACATCTGCTTTCCCTTGATTATCAGTAAAATCAGTATCAGTCCTTTTGAAATAAACCTCACCATATAATTCCTGTGTTGATAACGCTTTTAATATAGTACTCGTTAGCAATGCTTTATATGTATATTCATCTTCTTTTAATAATGCAATATAAGTATTTCCGTTTATTTCTGTCCCTGATTTCGAATACCTGGCAATTACCTGTTCCGATGCGTCAAGAATATAAAAATAAAGCTCAATTAAATTATCAAGATTTTCATAAACATCAGATCCAAGATTATGTTTTATTGTAATTTTAGGAGTGCTCCCACTTCCGATTTGTGCTATCTGTGTCATTTACTTATTTTTTTACAATTCATTAAAATAGTATATTTATTATTGTAAACAGTAAACGGTAATTCGAAATCAATATTTGTACTCGAAATATAATATTGAATTTTAAAATAATCACCTGGTGTTAATACTAATCTTCCATTTACGTTCATCTGCCATGTGTCGCTTACTTTCATGTCTCTCAAATCATGAGCTTTACATTCATCTATTTCAGAACCATTAACGAGAACTCTAATCCATATTTCTTGAGTTGATATAGCAGATCGCCAAACCGCATTTATAACTGAGTTAAATTCAAATATGCCATAAGTTGAACAAATAAAATTAATCGAATCAAGTGTTGAAAATCCGTAGGTTGATAAATTTACAATGTTTGTGTCAAATTTAAAATCTATCCAGGCGTCTGTTATTTGTGTATCGATAGTATCATTGCGATACCATGTTGTCATTGCTGTTTTTATGTCTGATGAATCATTTATAATTGTTGTATTTGCATAAAATGGATTAAATATTTTTGTTGAATATTGGTTTACCCTAAAAATAGAATCTACGCCATTTCTTACTATCAATTCACTTTGAATATTAGCCTTTCCATCTATAGATAACCCGTCATCATTTATAGTGACAATAAAATCCGAGCTATTTGTCTTAATGAATCCAAATAACCCAAGTGCATTATCTAATTTAATTCCTTGCCATGTCAAATTATATGCTGTATCACCTAATGTCATATCATAAAATGTCATGTAGTTAGGATTAATCGTAAAGTCGCCCATCATAATTGCACTATTGTTTAACGAAGTATTCCCGCTTACATTTAAATTCCCAAAAACATTTAAACTATCATAAACGTTTACTTTATCAATACCTTCAATTGATATAGGAGAATCCCCTATCTTAGTTGGCGTAACAAAATAAGGCACGTAATCCACTGTTGGCGTATCGAAAGTATCAACCTCACCTCCGCCAGCAACATCAAATTTAGTAGCTATATATGTTGCCGTGTCATTCCATTTTACAACATTAATAGAATCTTCTTTATATAATTTAGCTGATAAATATACAGTATCGAGATCGTATTTTGTTGCGATCAAATCTATTGTATCACCAAAATGAAGAACTAAAATATCAAATGGCCTTATACCGAATGCCCCTGAATCAGTTGCAAAATAAAGAGAATCGCCTATATTATATATACTATCTATCCTGTTACCACTTACGTGAAGCCCATTTGTGTATAAGCCATAGTCATCAACCCATGCCCTTACCGTATCTTTTGTCATAAATTCATTGCTTGATATCGCATTCATGACATTTTTACCGCCCGCCCCGGTGCCGTATATATAATTAACTCCTTGCGATCCTGTATGCCCTATTTTATTCGTGTCACTTGATGCACTTATATATAAACCCGGAGCATAAATCTTACCAGCAACATTATATAAACCTGAAACCCATCCTACAGTATCGTTTAATTCAATTAGTATAGCCCCTTCATTTGCACCTGATAAATCTAATGATGAAGATGGTGTCAATAATGAAGAAAACCATTCAACGCTGTTTTTAAATCGTATCGAATCTATAGTTAGCGCGCCGGTGATATCAAAATATTTCAAATTTCCTGTCAATTGGTTTGTATCGCCTACAAATTGAAAAATAAGCGTATCGCCGCCGTAAATCATGCGGATAATGCCTCTTTGATCTTTATAGGAAACAGCTTTTAAGCTAAAAAAAGCAACAACAAAAGTTAATATAAAAATAAGTTTTTTCATATATTCCAGTATTTGAAAATGTATGTCCATGTTCCATTAATGTCTCCCCCAAAATCGACTTGTATAGTATTTACATCAATAATTGACATCATGCTGTCAATTGATTGTTTAACACCATTATTATCGTACAATGTCAACTCAACTGCATTTGTTTCTTTTCCATGCTCAAATTCCCAAACATAAGCTGTAAGATTGCCATTATTAAATGATCCATATAGTACCCCTGTATTTTTTAAAAGATCAATAAAAGTAGACATTAGCATATTGTCGCATCCATCCATCCCTGGAACACCTAAAGGTAATCTATCCGTTGTTCCGAAAGTATATTTTAACGGTTGATTGAATAATTCTTTAGCTGCCATATTCTGTTTTCTTTAATCCGATAATTTTTGGTCTGAATACTTTCTTTGAATAAATAGAATCCCAAAGCGGATAATCTTCATAATTAAGATCAAGGTAATATTTAATAACCTCCCATTCAGTAAGCGCTATCTGCCTATTTTCTTCCTGAAGCCTCTTAATCCTTCCCTCGCTTAAAGGTTCGCTTTCGTTTCTTGATTTAGTTACAAAACCGCTAAAAGTATCTGCAATATCACTCATTCCCAGGTATTTTGAAAAATTAAAATATGCGATAACATACCTTAAGCCCTTATGCGTCAATGAATCTTCGTTCGTATCTTGAAACGTATAGCTGTCTAATACCTTTGAATAATCGGAAGGCGTTGCCTGAATGGCTTGTAAAAATTTTATACCAAGAAGTTTTTTTAATTCAAAATTCTCAACTTCATCAGCAATTTGTTTATATTTTTCAGAGTTGTTTTGTGAAAAAGGTTTAATTAGTTGCTGTTGGCTGTATGTCAGTAAATTTGTCATATAAATCTAATGGTTTTATATTCCAGTTTTCATTTTTCGATAATATTTCATTGTCAAATTTACTAAAAATTTCTTTAAAAAACCCAGAAATTGACGAACGGTCATCTTGCGTCATTGAATTATAAAAATTAGTGGCCTGTATAATAGCCTCCCCGGATGTTGTTCCCAGCTTGCTTTCATCATAATCGATCAATACGGATGGTAAAGCCTTGACAGCCTTTCTAATGTTGTTTGTAAGTTCTTTTTGCCATCCTTCGAAAAGCTTATCGTCAATAGCAGAATCTAAAACATCTGCAGCAAATGCACCAGTCGTTTTAATCTGCCCTGTTTCCTCATCTATTTCATCATAAAGTACAAGAACATTATCACCATCAACACCCTGCCATTTTTTTACAGTCTCTCTCAAATCTTCTTCATCATCTACATTTGATGGTTCTTGCATACGTATAATCGTTTTTTTTGTCATACCGTTTCTGGTAGTATTATTTTTGAATAATGATACCTGGTATTCTGTATCACAATCCATGTAAACGCTGTCAAAAGGAGAAAGAGGGTAAAGATATTGGTCATCAAGAAATAAAAAGTTTATCTGGCCTTTAAATTTTTTGATTCCTTTTGCTTTTTTGATTTGGCTTATCAATGCTTCTTTTTCAAGATTGAAAATATTATAAAACTTTACATCGTTTTTATCATATTTTTTATCTTTCCAATAATCCGGGTCTTTATCCCAGTTTTCATAAACAGCGATCTTTGATGTATAACCATTATCGTCAATCTTTGCAAATCGGCAATATTTAAAATGAACTAACCTTGCATTAACTACATAACCATCAAGATTTACATTGACATGAATGTACGATCCGTTATTTAATGCAATAGAATCGCAAACCATTGAAAGCATTCTGTTTAGCGTAATAGGTTTCCCCCTGCTATCTTTACCAATTATTATATCGTTAATCTGTTCGTTTTCGAAGCCCTGTCCATGAAGAAATTTAGAATAAATATCCCTAACAGATTTAGCTGTTATTGAGCTGTTTACAATACGCTCCATGATCTGAGGGTAATCGTTATTTTTTCCAAATAACATTATACCTGAAACATCAGCAGCCCTAATTGTTTTATCAAGCTTTATGCGAACTCGTTTTTCAATATCAGTTTTTAATAACCTCACTTAATTTTTTTTACTGATTTTTTTACAGGTTTTTTTTCAGAGTCCACATTATCGTTAACTTCCAATTTCTTAACATTTGTTTTGTTAAGTTCAAGCCATTGATCAGGTAATTTTTCAAAGTGAGATTCCCTTAAATGACCATCTATTAAATTCTCAGTAGCTTTTTCGTCTGTTATGTTTTCAGAACTAAAATGCTCAGCAACTGAAGGTATCCATAGCAACCCGTTCCATTTAGGTATACAAGTCCTATTTTTTATTTTTTCTTGTAATTCAATTTTTTCCATGCCATATTTTTTTAATTCATTATAATACTTTCTTAAGCATTTTTCACAGTAACCTGGTTGTGCGTTATTAAGAAATAATTTTGAATAAAGATTTAATAAATCTAAAACTAAGGGAGACCCTATAATCTCCCTTAATTCATGTCCCATTATTTCAATGTACTTTTCTTTATGTCCCGACATTGGTTACAAGATCAACCAATAAAGCTAAGGTGGTAGCGTAATCGGTATCCAGAAGGATATATCTTGAATACGGCTCTTCCTGTCCGGCAAGTGAAGCAAGCTCTAAATTTCTTGCGCCGTTTATGTCGTTTGCCCTTTGTGTGTCTGTTGTTTTGTAAAGTCCATATTTACAACCATATCCTATAAATGTACCATCTCCCCCGGTATTCTTGTCTTTTTGTTCAACAAAAATAACAAGGTCGTCAAGATCATCGGCATTGCGGACATCTTCGGTTAATGTTTCAAATATTTGCATCATAAAATGATGTGTATATTTATTTGGTCTGTCATCTGCAACAACTATGTCATGCCCGGCATTAAACAATTTTTTTACACCGGTTAATAAATAACCTTTTTTTCCTGCAGCATTTGACATCGTAGTTATCTGATTTTCTTTATCAGCAACAGCCGAATAAGTAATCTCAAGATCAGCCCTGTTAAATGCGTATGCTGTTATTTCGAGACCCCCGACTTTTGAAGTCGTGCAATCCGAAACAATTGCTTTTGCTATTCCTCCTGCGCATCCCATAATTAAAAGAATTGAATTTCTATACGTTTAACTTTAATCCCAGTGCCTACAGAATCATTACCTTGTAATATAAGCCTGAATTTTAGATAGCCATAATATAAGTTTGAACTGACTATTTTAGAAACCGTCGCTGTACTTGCTACATTTTCAATCGTTGCTTTATAAAAAGCTACACTATCACCGCCATACGTATCTAAAGCGTAAGTTATTGATGTAGTGTCAATTAAAAACGTATCTGTACTTGCAGCAAAAGTGTATGTTTCTGTATATTCACTTGTCACACCTAACGTTGTTCTTATATATTGCACTTCTGAATCTATCGTATCAGTTAAAGCTGACGCTATAATATCAGAATAATCTTCACTTGCAAATTTCTTTCCCATTACAGTTACTGCGACTGTTGTATCAACACCTGCAATTGTATCAAATGTAATATTAGCATAAAAATGCATCGGCCCATTTTCATGATAATCTTTTATCCTAAGATAATAATCAATAGTATCACGTGTTGTTGGGATTAACCTGTCTGAAGTGGTACCGTTGTATGCTAATTTCTTAACCTTTGTCAAGTCAAGCAAATTACCGTAATTCAAATCAACTGTTCTTTCTTGGCAAAAAACACTTATCGAAAGAAACAAAACGAATAATATAAGTAACTTTTTCATAATTTTCTCCTTTCTAATAAGCAACAGCTAATAAAGCTTCTTGCAGGTTTTTTTGATCAAGTTTATATGCAAAGTCAATATAATGAGCTTTGTCTTTTTTCTCGTACCAGCTTTCCAAATTTGAAAGACTTTCAGTGTCAGATGTTCCAATAGGAATATTGGCAATATCTGTTAAAATAGCACGGTGAGGCAGATAATAAGTATCACCCAAATCGTGATAAGCCCTGATTGTTCTGTCCCAATCTTTACGGACAACAATTGGAATTCCCCTGTAAGACCATTTCGTTGAACCCTGCTCTGTTCTGTCCAACATAAATACCATTGATTTATCTTCAAGAAAATCCTGCCAATTATCGAACAATGATTTACTTATTTGATAAACAGGGTTATTTCCTTCAAAAATCCTTACATCAGCATTGTTGTAAAGATCACGAAAAACAGTCAATGCTTTATCAGAAGCTAAGGCTAATTGTGTCGCTTTATCGCCTCCTGCATTTTCTGTGATAGTGTATCGGTATGAAAGTGCGCTGCCTGCCTGATCAGTGAAAATCTGTTTCCACATACCATTAAGAGGAGTGAAATAAGCTGCTGTTGTACCTGCCGTAAGATAACCACCTGAACCAACAACTGCTGCTGCGGTATCACCAAATTCTGCAATCCTGAAAATACTTTCAAGTATAGCATCTATTAAACGGTCATTAATGAAAGCCATCATTTCATTATCAACTTCCTCCCATGTATTTGCTGCAATACGAGATTTTTTCCAGAATTTTAATAAATTTGGTAAATCAGCCTGACAATGAGTTAATCGTCCGCTTATAAGTTTAGGAGTCCAGGTCTTTTCAGATGTTGGAATTTGACCTGTTTCTGCATTTACCGCACATGAACCCGGGTCAACTTTACCAACAAGGCCGTATTTACCTAAAATGGGTATAAATTTATCCATCTCAACACCAGTCATGACTTCATGAACTTGGTTTAATTCAGGCTTAGCGTAAAGCTGCTCCTGTATGCATTCCGATAAAGACCGAGCTTCTTCGGTGTTTAGCGTTAATGTCGAAAAATCAATTGTACTTGCCATATCTTTATCATTTAATTGTTTTTAGTTTTAAAAGGCTTACGAACAGTTTTTCTTTCATTCTCGTTATCTTCAAACGACGCTCCTTTTCCTCCCGGGTTACCATCAGAAAACTGAGAACGAAATTGTAAAAATTCGTTTTTAATATTCGTGATCTGACTTTCTGCCTGTGTCTTAAACGTTTCAAATTCTTGCTCTTTCGCTGTTAAGCGTTCCTGCAATTCCTGATTTTGCTGTTTAAGCTCAGTTAGTTCAGTAGATTCAGGAGGACGTATCTCGTTTAATACTCCTGCCGAAAATACATAAGTTGTTCCATCAGGCATTACATATTCACCATCTGCCGGCTGTCCCGCAACCGTTGCAGCAACACCAACACTTATCTGCGTAACGTCCTGAATGTCATTACCGAAATCAAGCTCCTGACCATTTACATCTTGCAACATTATTGCCTTTGGACGTAAAAAGCCAACAACTTTATTTATTAGACCTTCTAAAGTGCCTAATTTTTTTGTTACTTCTTCGTTTGTCATATTATCATTTTTAAAATAAGCTACTGCTTTAAATGTTGGTTTTATTATAGTCGCAAAACCTAACGATTGAATTTGTTCCTCAGTTAACGGAACATTTTCCTTCATAAAGCCGGTTAAAATATTTGCGCTTGTACCTGTTGCTTTTTGATATTTTCTTGCCGTTTCTTTTTCCAGATTTTTCATTTCCTCAACTATCCTTTCAATTTCTTCAGCCGTACCTGTAGCACCTCCATCTTCCGGCATTAAAAAAGGCATGTGAATTAAAAACTGGCCTTTTGAAATATCAAAAGTTCTGTTTTCTTTTGGTGCAACGCAAAATAATTCAACTGCTGCGCTTGCAACATCGCCTGAATTTGTTGAATAGTAAATTTTCTTTTCGTTTCTTAAAGCTTCTTCTATTTTATCTGCTTCATCGGTGTAACCGCCAACAGAATTAATTATAAGCTTTATAACAGGTTCATTTTTAGCAGCATTGAGATGCATCAATGCATCTGAAAGTTTAAAATCTTCCCCTATAATTCCGTTAATTGGTAATAAGTACATATAACAAAAATAAATACAAAAAAAAAGCCATGCAATAATGCATGACTTTCATAACCGAAATGTCAATTTGCAATCAATAAAATATTAACTTTTCATTGTCATAACTTATTATTAAAGAACATTTTTTATCAAAATATAATTCCCTTTTTATATTATAATATTTTTTATTATTAAATTCAAATCCAAAATAAATATTACCTTCTTCTTTATCTACGCCTATATATAATATTTCATAATCAATTTCAGGAATAATATTTAAATAAATTACAGTATCGTTTGAAAATTCAAAATTATTTATTTCAGAATAATTTTCACGTATTATAATTGAAGCTTTATCAGATAACCTTCCCTTTGTTTCAGGATTTGCAGCTATCCAAATTTTGCAAGTATCATTAAATTCAATAAACTTATTTTCTATATTTATCGAATCATTTTCTAATGTATTAATATCTATTATATCTTTTTCACAAGATATAATTAATAATACAAATAATAAATAAATTAATTTTTTCATAATTTTTTTTTAATATATTATACGTAAATTAATAATATTTGTTACTTTTTACAATCCCGAAATACCGTTCTATCAGATATAAATAATGTTTTACTTAATGTTTCTGCAACCCTCATTACTTTTTTGCATCCTTCAAGCTCTTTTGCCTGAGTTCTTAAAATCTCAGCGCCCTTTTTAGGATCGTTAATTGCTATTTTGATAAATTCAGCCCTTTTCATTCCGTTGCTGTAATATTTTGTTGATATTCATTTCGCTGTTTTGAAGTGACATCATCAATAACTAAAGTAGGTTGTAAACTTATTTTATCCTGAACCTCTGCCGTGATGTTTCTAGAGACAATGCCTTCTCCAATATCAGGTGCAGCGGTTAGCCTAGTATCTGGTATAGTATTAACAGTTGTAGCGGCTGTTTGTATTGTTGCTTCCCCTGATGTATCCCCAGGAAGCCCTGATTTAACATCAAGTATTCTTTTTACGTTTGCTAATCCGTTTGCTATAGCAGCACCGGCAGCAGCAACACCCAATACAGGGCCAACAAAAGGGATTGGAGCAAGTGAAGCATAAGCGGCGGTAGCTGATCTATATGTATTAATTGTTGTTTCCGCAACTGCGGCAGCTTTCCCGATAGCTGTTTGTTCTCCAAATATTGCAGCTAAATTTCCAGCAAACCCTGATGCAAGTTCAAGTTTAGCATCCGTTTTCGCCCTATCAATTTCCTTTTCGGCATCTGCATATTTTTTATTTATCTTTTCGACATCAGCACCTATTCTTTCGGCATATTCAATTTCTTGCTGCCTTTTCATCTCTAACCCCTGACGTTCTAATTCAAGAACAGCAAACATGTTTTCCTGCGCTAACTGTAAATCATTTTCATAATCAATTTTTTGTTGTTCTAATTTTTGCGTCCTTATAGCTTCATTTTTTTGACTTTCAAGTTCAAGAAGTTTTAAATTATAATCATTCTGCTTTATTAGCCCGGTTTCAAGTTGTTCATCTAAAGCGGCTTTTTGAAGCTCATATATTTTTTCAAAATCCTGCAGCTTTTGTTTATTTGTTTCCAGATATATCTGCAATTCATAATTTAATAAATTAACAGATTCTTGCGCTGCTTCTCTTTGCGCTTCAAGCCTCTTTGCAATAGCTTCCTTTCTTTGATTTGTTATGTCAGCTTCAATTTTATAAATATCAGCCAATAACCTGGCTTCCTCGTCTAGCTCAGCTTTTGTTGACGCATGTAATGCATTTTGAGCTACCTTTATTTCATATTTCGATTGTGCAATTGCTAAATTTCTGCTTAAAATATCATCCAGTAGTTTATTTTCTTCATCGATTAATCTTATCCTTTCATTTGCATCGTTCTTATCCTTATCGTCTATTTCATTTTTTATTTTTGCTAATGTTAGACGGTCTTTCTGTTCCTGTACTAAATTACTTCTTATCTGTTTATCAAGCTTTGCCTGTCTATCCGCCAACATGGCTGTTTTTCTTGCATCTTCTGCTATTTCTGCCCCTAATGCTTTAAACCCGTCAATTATTTTATCTGCGTCAATACCGGTTAAAAGTTGAACCTGTGCTTTTGCTAAATCTTTCGTTGCTTCAAATAAAGCTTCTTTAAATTCTCCTAAGTCTGTTTTATTTTTCTTAAACAAATTAGCTATAGCGGTACCTGCAAGTTTCATGGAGTTTTGAGCAATCTGACCAAATGCGACAAACGTATCACCTAAAGCAATAACCCTGTTAGCTATATTCGTTTTAATAACTTCCCATAAATCTTTTACAGCCTGCTGCGGGTCTTTGAAAGCCTTTACAATTTTTTCTGCCAACGTGGTAACTATATCTGCAATTGTTTCAAATACAGAACTTAATACCGCCCCGGCTTTTGCTAAAGCGTTTTGGCCTTCCTCTGATCTTTTTAATGATGATACTAATGCAGTCAATCCAGCAACTATAGCAGCTATTAAAGCAACTATTGGATTAGCAAGTAAAATCTTGAACGCTGAGTTAACCTGTTTTATTGCCCCGGTTGCTTTACCTGCAGCAGGGGAAAATTGGCCAATCGCATCAGTTGTCTGATTTATGCCTAAATAATATTGAGATTGTTTGTCAACATTTTCTCCTATAATTTTAGAATTTTCATCAATTTTTTTATTATATTGATCAAGAATACTCTTATTTTCCTTAGTGGCTTTACCCATTTCGTTTCTTTCACGCCTCCAGATTGCATTTTCGGCTTTTGCCCTTTTAATTGAACCTTCCTCACTTTGAATAACATTTATATATGCTTTTCTATCATTAACCGCCCTTGCTATCGAATGGTTTATTTCTGCTAATTCCTTATTATATTCGATTTGTGATTTGTTTCCAGCTTCATATTCTTTTTTTAAATCTTGTTGTTTTTGTTTATAATCGACTATATGTTTTGTAAGATCATTAATTCTTTTATTAACATCAGTCAATGAATCATTATATTTATTACTTGCCTTTGACATTTCATTCATAGCATCTTCAACGGTTTTTGTACCTGTCTTAACTTCGCTTTTGAGTTTTTCAAATTTTTCAATTAACTCGTTTAATCCCAAATCTTCTGCACTAAATTTATCAGCCATTTTTAATAATATTTAATAATGATTTAAATGAATTATTAATTATTTCATTTCCTATCTTTTTTTTATTTTCTAAAGTTAAACCTAAAATACTTTTAAATTTTGATAAGATAGAATTAGAGTTACTATCATTTGAAAAAATATAAAATATTTTTTCTTTTCTAACTAATTGAATACTTCTATGAAATTTACCAGTGATAAATAAATTTGGAGTTTCAAAACTTCTCAATTTATTAGGAGTTATTTTTCTTTTCCACTTAGCATATTTATTGGCAGATTTTCTTGTTTTAAAATATTTATCTTCCAAATACGATGGTGTAATATTCTCAGAATTTATGTTTTTCCCTTCTAATAATTGTTGCCTGTTTGCATTCAACATATTTTCAGATAATTTATCTGATTCAGATAAAAATATATCTTGAATATTTATTTTTTCTAATTTATTATAAAATTCATGTAAATTCATAAATAAGAGATTTTGACATTAATTTTAAATTATCAACCGTCAATTTTACATAATTAATTTTATTATATATTAATTCGTGCGACTTTAATTCTTTTTGTAAACATTTCAATTGCGCACTTGATTTTATATACTCATCAGATGTTTCCCCCTGTGTTTCTTTTAATTCTTTAAGACGGTCTTTTAATGTTATTATTTCCTCTTTCAATTTCTTTGATTCCTGAACAGAAGCCGTAACATCAATATCTAATTCCCCTATTACAATTTTATCTGCCATATTAAAAAAAGTTATTTCCTAAACCGTCGGTAAAAATATTTTCGATTCCATCTTCGTAATATATAAGTTCTTTAAAATCAATAACAGCATCATCACCTATTTTAAATATCTCGAGTTTAGTTGGTTTATTTGAGTTTTTAGGATTAAAACCGGATATTTTATTAATAAAATAAGATCCGTTTAATTCCTGAATGTAATACTTTCTAAAATATATAAGATTATTTATATCTTTAAGAGTTAGCCATTTTTCTATTTCATAAAATCTTGGGTATTGAACAATCGAATCTATAAACAAATATTCGTTTGACAATGAATATAAAGCAGACTTCTGTAATTTGTATTGAGCAAGTTCAGGTGCCGCCTGATTTTGTGAACAATAAATATCTATCGTATCAGTAGTTAAACCATCTGATATGAAAAAGTTGAATGTTTTAAAAGATTCCTTTACGCTTAAATCTGGTACTACTCCGCCTGTTATGCTTATAACTGCATTTATGTAAGCATCAATGGTAAACAGATCGATTTGTGCATCAAGGTTTTTATTGTCACAAACTATTACCCGGCTGTTCTGAAGCTCGTCACCTTCAGGATATATATCAGAAAATTTAATATAATTTTTTTGATTAAACCCGCTAATAAAAGGTTTAAATTTAGAAGTATCTTGTAATCCGCCAGAGAAATCTATAATATCTGCCATTGTTGCAATATCATCAAACCTTGATAATTTAATTGCTGGTTCCCCGCTTATTTCGATATTATCTTTTATGATGTTGAAGTGTTGTAAAAATGAATTCACTAAATCATAAAGAGTCTTGCCTGCTTTGTCTTGTAAATTTTTATATGGTGTGAAATTTTGTGTTGCAATTTTTTCAAAATAAACACCGTCAACTGATCCACCGTTGAAATGAAACGATACTGTTAAATCCCTGATTGGGACATAAATTGCCGTTGCGTATGAGTCATCCCATATATTACCGGTTAACCCAACTTCATTTACGCAAAGATTTACGCCGTATTTATATTCAATAAATTCAAAAATTGTTTTTACATACGCACATATATGGCCACCGTCTGATTGAACACTTTCGGTGTCAGGCCAATATTTCATCCAGATTGTTGTTTCATCTTCAAGGTATACACTATCTCCAGCCGGGTCGTGTTCATAAAGGTTTCCGAAAAACATTGGTATGATTAACCCTTCTGTTGTGCTTATATACTGACTTATAAAAGCAGAAAAGTTCCCGGAATAATACGATAATTCAGAAGGATAACTCTTTTCAGAATAAAGCCAATCAATAAATTCACTAACAAAATCATCCCACTCAAATAATTTAAGATCATCCCATATATCGTTTTTCTGAAATACAAATAAACTTATGCGATCGCCAACTTCATCTATTCTGGTTCTTGCATTATCTATTAGTTTTTCATTATCAATCCAATATTCATAATACATTGAATCATAAATAACAGTAGATGTGAATTGAGGGTCTCCGGCGAAACCTATTATTTTTAAATTCTTTGCTGTCTTTGGTATTGTAAACTGATTTGATATTGTAACTTTTCTTTTCCCAGGTTCTTTAATATCATAAGTTTGAAATGTTATGCCTATTGAAGTTTGTTCATCAACATCAATATCCTGACCATTTATACGATGTAATTCTGTCATAACATTGTAATATTAAACCATTCTGGTAATATGATATCAACTGTTATTTTTCCAGATATATTTTTTCTTCTTCTGCTTATATTATCCCCTTTTATTTCAACCTCGAGCCAATCATTTGCCTCATCGCTGCTGTCTGTTGCAAGGTGTAAATAAACCCTTGGCGAAGTCCATAAATCAGAAAGGTATTCAAGTTGCGCATCTGTCACATCATCAGCAACCATTGATATAGTGCGTTCATTTTTATAACCGACATTTTTTTTGTTTGATTGACTGTTTAAAATTGATGTTATTAACTTATTCGCTTTGCCTAATAACTTCGGGTCGTCTTTTTGCTCGTAATATCTGTTAAATGCGAAAAATCTATACTGTCCGTTCTTATCAAGATATTTTATAAGTTTATCGTTTTCACAAAATGGAAGTATGATAACTGTATTTGTTATGGCTATATTACCATTCTTATACAACGGTATCTGTGTTGTTCCTTCTGTTAAATTATCAAGTTTATATCTATAATAACCAATATTGCTCATTGTATTTTATGAATTATTACAAAGTGTAAACCCACTTGCAGCATATATCATAAAGTACAGTCTCAAATCCTGTACATTGCTCGCATATTCTTTTAAGACAACTTTAAAAGATGTTGTCGTATAATCTTTAGTTCCGTAAACTATATCCTCAATTCTATTTGCTGCTGACAACTCTTTTAAAGAGCATATAACAACGTAATTACTTGTAGATAATGTTGTTCCGAGAACAACCGTTCTTACATCAACCCCGCTTGCCACATCGTCAATTTCCGTATATCCTTTAAATAATGGCAGCAGCGTATTGTCATCAACATATTTTTTTGTAGCAGGGTGATAGCTTGCTGATGGTGTAAAAGATATTGTGTTGTTGGTTTTAATAGCACCCCCGGATGCAGGGTAAATATTAGCCTTTCCATTTAGGGCGCTATCAACTTGAGATGTTGAATAAACGCCTAAGTTTGACCTTGCAGTTGAAGCTGAGGCTAAATCCGATAAATTACTTGCAGTCTTTAAAAACCCCAGTTTTGTTAATAACCATGCAAGAAAATTTGTAAAACTCATATTTCCTGTTGCTGTTCCAGCTTTACCAAATGCTATCCTGTTCGTTAAGTCAGGGTCATTATTGTCTGATTGTTCAAAAAGTCTTGTTGACATAATCGTTTTATTTAAGATGTAAAAATAATAAAATCTTCATCAACCGCATCAGCAAATATAGTATCATCGTAATCAAGTGCGTAATCATAACCTGATTCAATTGGTACCGTTGTTATTGAATTTGCTTCGCTGTCGTTATAAATATACATATAAACAGGCTTGCCTTCATACCCGTAATATGTTTTATCTTCATTGTTAAATATTTCCGTTTGGTTAATGTCTTCTCCAAATTGCCTGTTAGAATGTAGCGCAACAATAGTAATTTCATCGGTAAAGGCAGTAACGAAATCACCAAATTCCAGTTTAAAAATCTTAGTCATATCTTCAATATGCTCAAGGCTGCCTGCGCTTTGTAATTCGTCGCTAAAATCATACATGAAACCCCGAAGTATACTGTCTGCAATAAACATAAACTGCCTTAATGTTGCAAGTATATCAAGATATGGAATGCATTTGAATGTCCCTAATAATGTATCATCTTCATCATATACTTTGCAATAAAAATTTTCAGGAGAAGCCCCTGAATAAGAAGCATTAATCAAAAATATCAATGGTGAATGCACAGCCATAAGATTGCTATCACCAACAATATTGTTTTGAGCTATGTTAACTGCGGTTATTGCCATTAAATGTTTTTTTTATGTCTGTTCTTATTTCACTTGCCTTAGATGCTAATAAATCTTTTAATAATAATTCTACTTTCTTGTCAGTTATTACATTATCAACTAAAGTCCCATCATTAAAACTATTTGGCACCTTAATTCCTTGCCTTGCTATTTTATAAGCTACAGCAAAAGGCGATATGTTTAACCCTTTATTTTTTACCCAATCAGCTAAAAATGTTGACCCAGCCCATCCGACAAATGCCCTTATATTATTTTCATTTTGATTTTTTCTCCTACCTGAAACTAATTGTTGTGTATATGATGCGCCTAAAAAAGTTATCTTCCATTTTCCCGGACTTTCCTCAATCTTACTTTCTAATTCCTTTTCCCAATTACCTGAAGCTTTTAACCCTAATTTAATATAATTCGATATATAGTCTTTTTCAATTCCATCGACCCAAGCTTGTATAGTTTGTTTATCTGTCATCCCTTAAAGTTATTGAACAAATAACAAAATCAACATTTTCATCGAGCCTGTTTATTGACAGCTCAAACTGGCTGCTTTCTATTGTTAGCTCATTATCACAACTGAAAGAAATTAAATGTGTTGACAATAATTGCATCAATTCCTTAAGCCTGTTTACATATTTTTGATAATATGTTTCATCAAGTGAAGATATACTAGTATCTTCATACTTTCTGCCAAGCATTATTAATCCTGTATAAATTATTGATTCTACTTTACCAGACTGGGTGATTGATGGAGTTGCAAGAAAAGGATCAGCACCTAAAATCAGATCACCTTTACGTATATCTTGTCTTGTAGCTTCGTAATTTTGGTGAAAATTGTCTCCGTACAAAAAACACCATCCTTGTGTGTCAGCATATGATTTTAATTGCCCGATAAGATCGTAAAGTTCCAATTCAAAATATTTTCATCAAATTTAGTCTTTCTTTTTTTTAATTTCAAATAAATTTTCCTGGTATTCACTTAATTTTTTCTGAACGACAAGCTCAGTAAAGCATTCATCATATTTCCAATGCTTTATTTCATTGATAGATTTATGAAAAGTAAGGGCTATCTGCCTAAGCTGCATATAAATTCCGAATTGTGATAACTCCTCAATGCCAGCCCTTATTTCATCTTCATCAACATCATGTGTCAATACAATAGATTCGATATCGTTTATCCTTTCAATCTCAGATTTAAGATAACTTTTTATCTGGCATAGATTAATCAATTTCATTGCTGCCAATGATTTTATGTCTGATCCTTTCATCTGAAATATATAATCAAATAATTGCTCCCATGTTATGCCATTTTGAAAATCATATTGCATATCTTTAACAATCCCGAACTTTTGTTCAGTCAAATCGCCTATCTTTAAAATGTCTACAGGCTTATTAAATGAATAAGCAAATTTTATACAATAATCATATTCGTTCTTGTCTTTAAGTTCTGAATATTCAATATATGTTATGTTATTAATTTCTATCATTAAGTTCTATCATTATTTACTCATTGCCTTGTGTCCTTTGAATGGTTTTGGATTTAACTCAAACCACATACGCATCATTAATGTATCAGCATCATCCGGTGACCTGCCTATATTTTGTTTTATTATATCCTTTGAAATTATTGCCAGCTTTCCATCCTTATCAATATCCTTCTGTTTAATTTGCTCAAGCTCTTGAACAATATTATCACGATACACCAAATCATACAAGAATATTTTATTTGAATTTATATAATCAGCTAACATAAAATAACATTGGCTCCTTAAGTTTTGATAATTATGTTTCATGTTTGGCTGTTCAATTGGTCTTGAATTCCCAATAAACCCTTTACATCTTAATAGATCAACTACACCACCGCCGACACCATCCTCATCAACGATCGTGTTTAAATTAGGGACTGAAAATTTAACCTGTAATTGTTTTATTTTATCGGACACATCATTTGTTCTCAATTTTTCAAATGCAATCCGATCAATACATCTTAATCCATCCCACGTTCTTATTACCGTTTTATCATCCCCCAATCTTGCAACATCAACCGTCATATATTTTTTACCGGATGAAACAAAATTATTTGTAAATAAATCAACTGCCTTTTCATAATCTATCAATTGCGCCGGGTCGTCTTCATATTCCCAGTTTCCATCTCGTAATCTTTCTCTTGAAACAGGGTCGAGTTTATCAAGATTATTGACGTAATGTATTGAAATATTTGGATTATCACTAACAAAAGCTTGTACAAAAAAAAAGTCGTCTCTTAGCGTTCTTTCCCTAAATGGTTTATAAAAATTACGATAAATAAAATTTTTTGAAGGATTGCAAGTACCGAGCATTTTTGGTATTAATTCATTTTCATCAAGTGCATATCTTATCCTGCTCCTTACGATATTCCATGCTTTTTCTGTAATTTGATTACATTCATCTATAAAAGCTCCTGTAATTTCCAATGACCCTAATTCATCAAACTCAGGATCGGAAGGATAATAAAACAAATCTTTCATAAAAATTACAGACCCATTATAAAAATTTATCTGGTTATTTTGATTGTTTATTTTGTAATGAATATTACCCTTTAATCCCTGTTCGTGACAAGTGAATAAAAATGAATTTAAAGTAGTTTCTTTTAAAGTCTTTAATTTCGCCCTTCCCATTAGCCATCTTGAACCAGGATATTTCATTGAATTTTTTAACAAATAATATGAACCCAAAACAGATTTACCACCTCCAGCAGCCCCACCATAAATTCCTTCATTAGTTTTTGTATCTTGAAGGTAATCAATCGCTATCGTCTGCTTTAGGTTTAGTTTCATATGTCTTTTCTTCATTCCATGTTATCCCTATATTTCCAGATAAGTCACTTTGCTCCTTAAGACCTAGCTTTCTTGTCACAATGTTAGCGTTAAAAATTCCTGCCATGCCTCCTGTAAAATGTTGATTATCTATTATTTCCCTCACGCGTTTACAAACGTCAAAATATGTTTCGTAACCTTTTGATTTTGAATAGTTATCAAAAGTTTCTCTTGATATGTTTAAATGAATACAAAGCCCTTCAATTGTATATGCTCTTTCGTGAGGCAAATCAACAGTTTGATTTAAGAATTTTTTTATCATAGAAGGCTTCATGCTTAAAGCCATTTTATCAGATAATCTTTGAGGCATTTTTGATTGTTCCTGTACCATTATTGGATTTTTATTGCACCATTCGAAATAACTTATCGCTCCTTCCCATAGTTCATCAGGAGTATATTTCTTTGGTTTTCTAGGGTTCCCCCAAATTGGATGTCCTTTAGGTGCTGCCATGATTCAAAGTTAAAACATAAAATCAGAAAAACAAAATCACATAACCGATATTGCTCTCGGGTATCTTTCGACCCTCGGTAGTATGAAGTATAGCTTTGGACACCTGTTATCATTTGTTATGTACCCGCAATTTTTCATTTATGTTTTTCATTTAAAAAAGCAATCAAAGAAACCGCCAAAATATAAAATAGTCAGGTGGACTATGATTGAAATCAACATTATCCATGCGTTTTCTTTTCCTTTCTTTTTTTTCCCATGTTTAGCAATAGATAAACCTAAAGCTAAACAATAAAGACATATAATTAATAGTTGTGGTATCATTTTTTTTGTTTTAAGTTTAAAAATCCAACACTATCGCAGTTGGCTGCGGCGGCTCTGTCATTGCGTGATGAAAAACCCGATTAAAAAGGCTGCCCGGCACGGCTTCATGACAGCTTCAATCCGTCCCTGCCTGACAGATTTTTTACCCCGGGCAATTAAAATGGGAGATCATCTACACCTTCAGCGACCTTACCGTTGTTCATGTCGTTTGGTTCTGGATCTGAATAACCTGAAGTTGATATGCGTGCGTTCCCGATTATCGGTATAGCTTTTATTTGTTCGTCACTCATTTTATCACGTATTTCTTTTGAAAAAGACTGCTTCAAAAGATGAGTATCTTTTCCCTCTTCATGGTTTTTCAGTTCAAAACCGATGATGTCAAGGTAAATTCCTTTCTCACCTTCGAAAAGGTTGTTTTCTTTAATCGGCAAAACGATTGCCTTCGTTCCTTTCGTCGTTGTCATTAAAGCATGTTGCAGTTGACGCATGTTGATTTTTAATGTTATCATAATCAATAGTGTTTAATTTTTTTAAATGTTCCTGTTTTTATAAAGTTTCCGTTTTCTTCTTTTAACGGCCTTCCTTTTTTATTTCTTTTTACTTCAGGTATACGCTGAACAAAACGAGACCTATGCTGTCCGTCCGCGTGCTTGTTATAATACCTAAAATAAATCTGTTGTAACTCGTTTCTTGTCATGACTTTAAATATTTAACTTTATAAATGCTTTATTAACTTCATGAGCGATTAAACGTTTCTTTGATTCTTCAGAGCCGTTATTTGGAAATTCATTTTCATTATTCCAAAAATCATTTTCCCATTCTGAAACTAGACGGCAATAACAACCTAATATTGAATAATGACGTCCATCCGTTGTTATTATAGCACCAGAGTGATATTTATAGATAGAATTAGTTGAAAAGACTAATTTAACTGATAAAGAAAAATAACATTTGAACCCGTCACCAGCCTTGAACCCGTCGCCAGTCTTGAAGTCGTCGCCAGCAGTGAACCAGTTGCCAGTCTTGAAGTCGTTGCCAGCCTTGAAGTCGTCGCCAGCCTTGAAGTAATCGCCAGCCGTGAAGTCGTTGCCAGCCTTGAAGTCGTTGCCAGCCGTGAAGTCGTTGCCAGCCTTGAACCAGTTGCCAGCCGTGAACCAGTTGCCAGCCTTGAACCAGTTGCCAGTCTTGAAGTCGTCGCCAGCAGTGAACCAGTTGCCAGTCTTGAAGTTGTCGCTAGCCTTGAAGTTGTTGCCAGCCTTGAAGTTGTCGCTAGTCTTGAAGTCGTAGCCAGCCTTGAACCAGTTGTCAGCCGTGAACCAGTTGCCAGCCTTGAACCAGTTGCCAGTCTTGAAGTCGTCGCCAGCAGTGAACCAGTTGCCAGTCTTGAAGTTGTCGCTAGCCTTGAAGTTGTTGCCAGCCTTGAACCAGTTGCCAGCCGTGAACCAATTGCCAGCCTTGAACCAGTTGCCAGCCGTGAAGTCGTTGCCAGCAGTGAAGTTGTTGCCAGCAGTGAAGTTGTTGCCAGCAGTGAAGTTGTTGCCAGCAGTGAAGTTGTCGCCAGCCGTGAAGTAATCGCCGATTTGAAAATTATCCCCTATTTTAAAATTTGAGAATTTTTCGATAATTCCAATTAATTCATTTTGATTATTGTAATCAAACGATTGATTTTGAATTATTATTTTCTTCATGATACTAAATTAAAAGTGTTAATAAGTTGTTTTATATTTTGTTTCTGCATTAAAAAATAAATGTCTGTATCGATTTCAATCTTGGTAAAAAGATCAGCCAATTCAGGCGTAAGTTTTGCGATTCTCAAAATTTTTCCGGTTTCGCCGTTAATGACTGAACATGAGGTTATAAGAATGCCTTGCTCTGTCGTCTTAGCTTCGTTTATAATTATGCGTGTGTGTTGTTTCATTTATTATCTGTTTAAATTGGTCAAGGTTCCTCACAATAAAATACATGTCGGCAACCCCAGACACCAATCCAGTAGCCTTGTCAATTGCCCCTATTATCCTGTTATGCCCTTCGTTTTTAATCTTAAAAAACAGGTCACGCAACGATGGATAGTTGTTATGAAACCAAAAATAACATTCCTGCTGAAGCCTTAATTCTGATTGCATAACTCCTCCATTTGTTTTTCGGTCAACCACATCCCTTGATATCTATATTTAAATATTCCTGATCCTGGGTATTGCTCTTTAGGCACGATTTCCCTCTCAGGGTATCTGTTGCCGTTCTTTCCTTTATAGGAAAGTTGGATGTATTTGTTTTTTCTTTTAATTAGCATTTTTGTTTCTCCTTTATATAATCTTCATAACAAAACTGACAAAGTTTTTCACCTTCTGTATTTGTAATAACAGCTAATTTTGTTTTACATTTTTCGCATATATCTAAATACATAACTTTAGTTTTTAAATGCCCGTCTTTCCGGGCTGTCACGATTGTTAACCATCTCCTGGGCTATTGTTTAGTCCGCGTTCGCTGCGTATGGCTTACGCCCCTTACCTTTTCAATCCCTAAGGGTATTCTTTTTTTTTGATTGACCGGTACGCATTACAAAGTTAACAATTTGTTATAACAAAAAAAATATTTACAACAAAATTTTTTCATATTTATGAAAACGATGTTGTCATATCGACATTATATAAAGTTTGGTGTCAAAGTGTAATAAAAGGCATGGAGATATGTCTTTGTATTTTTCGACATACTCGAAACTTAAAAGTTCGCCGTTTTTTATTCGCTGTTTTATTTTATTATGATAAGGATACATTCTATTGCAAAAGCCCCGCATTTGTTTCAGTGCGGGGCAAAGTCCTGCCGTACATAGCAGGAAACGGCGGAGTTAATCTTGTAACATTTTTCTTTTTCCTTTAGGCGTTAAAACAAGATAATTGCCCGTTGCGCTACCTCTTGCAGCATCATTTTCAAGCGTAAAATCAACACCTTTTTTCAATCCAGCATATCGCAATACTTCTAAAGTATCATCAGTATAATCCATATTTTTCGTAAACCTTCCTGAACCAGAAGTCCAGCATGTGCGAAGTTTGTTTCCAAAACCCCAGTTAGTTTCACCTTTTAATAATTTAGCTGCTAATTGATAACCGTTACTTCCTTTGCAAAACCTTGAAGTCCTTTTGTTGAATGTTCTTGTTTTCATTTTGCTATGTTTTAATTGTTTATCTAATTATACGTTAAAGATAACACTTTGTTACGAATATTTAAGCAAAAGGTGATGAATATCACCGTTTTTTTATTAATATAAAAACTTTTTTGCTTGAAAATATGCACATTAAATAACAATAACTTCAAACCCTTTAGCTTCAAGTTCTTTCCTCCTGTATTCCTGTAAAGGCTTAGGTTTTTCACCTTCCCTTTTTACTTCAATAAAAAAACATTTACCGTCCTTCAATAAAATCAAATCGGGGATTCCGTTTTTATTTGTCTGAATAAGCTTGATCACATAGTAACCATCTGATTCATATTTTTCTATAAGCTTTCTTTGCTTCTCGCTTTCGAGTTTCATACTATATAATTGCATGTTTTAAATACTCATTACGAAAATATGAGGTGGTAAAATCTTTCTTTTTTGATACCGCCTTATAAATATAATTCTCAATCCCACCGACCGAGAAAACCCAATACAGAACAGCTTCTTTAATTCTTTCCTTGCTCATAATTCTATTACGTGCTTGCTCGTATGACAAGAACGAAAAGTCAATATTGTAAAAAATAATACAATCGGCTGTATCTAATCTAATTCCTTCCCTGGCACTTTGGAACTGACCTATAAAAACAAGGTTGTTGTTTTCTTGAAAATCTTGAGGCGATTCCGTCCAGTTGCTGAAAGTAGCTTTCAATATATTCCGTTCACCAATGAACTTATAAAATATTGCTATTTTCTTACCTTTAAAATTTTCTTTGATAAATACCGCTTTTGAGTAATCGAATGTTATTATATCGCCAGATTCCGATTTTACGCTACCTGAAAAAATCTGATGTAATTTACTTTGAAGTTTTACAGCTGTGTCAGCAAGGATAATCTTGTCACCTGATTCATATATCAAATCTTTTCTCAATCTTGAAGCAAGATTATAAGTTTGCGGATGCATCTCGACATGCAGTATCTTTTCATTTATCACTTTTTCAAAGCCAGCTTCTTTTTGCGTGTAATTTATAAATAAATGACCGCACCTATTCATTATCAATTCTTTTATACCGTCCGAATAGTCATTTATCTCACGGTTGTAAACATATCTCTTTTTCTTGTTCACAAAATCATTAGCCCATTTGTAGAAATTTTTATATTCAAGAAAAGGAGAAAATGATGAAATAAAAAACTGGTGAAACAATTGGCTGTATGATTCATGTGAAGGCGTACCGGATAAGTAAATTATAAGTTTATTCCGGCATATCTCCTTTAGTTTTAAAGTTCGTTGCGAAGGCTTCGGAAATGCACCTAAAGAATGGCTTTCATCAATTATAACTAAATCTGGTTCAATATCTGCCTTTTCGACACTCTCATAATTTATAATCACATGTTCAAAATCGAAGTGTTTAAAATCTTCTTCAATGCCTTTAATCGCTTTCTTTTTTGTGACAAACAATATTTTCTTTACTCCATACTTCTTAGCAGTCAATAAGGCTGTTATTGTTTTGCCTGTTCTTACTTCTAGTGCCAGGTAAGCTATTTTGTAATCCGTAAGCAAGTTGTAAGCCTGATCGCTTATTTGTATTTGATAATTTCTTGGTTTCATTTCTTTTTATATTTTTCATCAATTATTACAGGACATGCTGAATTCCAGTCTATCAAATGATGCACTCGATTTCCAGCAATTAAACTTAATTTAGTGCAATCTGGTCTAGTTAAAACAGTGTAAAAACTTTTTACATAAGTTCCATCATCTAAATATGCTTCCGTCATTCCCCCTTTTGTTTTTTGTGTAGCTTTTTGCTCTAATTGCACAAATGGTATAGTTAAAAATATCATGCCAGTATGGCCTAAACTCATATAAGTGTTTACATCTTCATTTAACCTTGACACAAACTTAAACGGTCTATCAATTGAACAAAAAAAAGAATTCATTGCTTTTCTTTTAGGACCTTCTTTTCTATAAAAAGTAGTTTCAATTCCAAGAAAATCACCACCTTGAGCTAAACAAATTGATGTAAATTTACAATCAATATAATATTTTAATGTTGCGTAAAATATATTATCTATATTTTTTAAAACAGATGGACCTTTTTTGCTGTGTTTTAAATTACTATTTAATCTGAATCTAAAATTTGTATAATCATCATCAAAAACTAAAAAATATTTATATCCTAAATATTTCGCCAAATCAAAACAAGCATTTCTTGCGTGTGTTGTTGTACGTAAATTATTAAAGTTGTCATACTGATCAATCATTGCTGCATATTTATCCTTGTCAAATATAAATACTTGTTTTCTATAATTTTTTAAGTATTCGTCAGATGTTTTATCATGATTATCAATTACTATAAAAGTCGGAATAGTACATCCTGCTTTTTCTAATGTTTTTAAAGTATAAATATCATTCGGTCTTTCGTGCGATATTATAAATATACAAAAATCTTTTCTATTCTCCATAATTATCAAAATATTGGTTTGCTACGTCGTGAGCAAGTTTAATATATCCATATTGATAAGCTTTGTTAAAATCAATTATTACAAGTGCTTGACGTTCCATTAGCTCCTGCATTTCTTTTGATGCATGAGCGTAATAATCAGCAATTTTTTGATAATTAAAAACAGTATGTCGTTTAGCTGCTTCGATTAGAAAGTTTTTTTCATCTTTCGGTAAATTAGAGTTATTGATTTCTTGAATAATACGTTTTGTTTTTCTATCGTCAAATAATTCAAGCAAATGAGGTTTTTTGTTTTTCGGTTCATATACTGGAGTTTTAATTTTAGAAGTATATTGACTTTCTGTTTTTATTTCAAACTCATCATCGAATAATGTTTTTTGTTTCATAATGTTATTTTTTTTAAAAGTGTAACACATGTAACACATGTTACACATTAAATGTTACACTTGTTTTGTTATTAATAATTGATTTATAGTAAGTTACAAGAGTGTTACTGTAACATGTTACACTTTTTTTATTTTTATAAATTTTAATATTTAATTTCATAATTTATATTTTATTTTACGAAGTGTAACATGTTACATGTTACACCATATCATATAAATTGATACTCAATGTTTTAAGCTGTTTTTTAGTGTAACATTTAGTGTAACACCTGTTACACTTTTTTTTCTTCCAGTTTTTTCATATACCTATGAATTGTCATTCTGCTAACATTCAGTAATTCAGCCGTTTTACTTACGTTTAACTCCTTGTCTTTTTTGTAAAGTATCTTAAAGAGTTCAAATTGGTCTTTACCTTTATTTTCATTCATCACATTTTTTATTCCAGATACCTCGGAAGAATTAATCTTGATCTTTTTTGACATCGCTATAAAATAATTACTAAGCTTTTCAGCTTTTAATACGCTGTCCTTTGTAATTTTTGAATAATTTGGCAGATATGTATCGAACTGGTCAAGGCAATTGATAAGGAGTGCAAACCTGGGAATGTATGACTTTTGTTTTGGCAGCATTGATTTCATATACTCATTTTCATTATCATCATTTTGCGCCTCTGTAATTTTATTAAAAATCCTTATCCATTCCTTTTTTGCGTCTTTTTCTAATATTGAAACAACTGGCTTTATCTCAAGGTCATCGTAATAAGTAATTAAATTCTTTACCTGTTGAAAAAAAGAAACAATGTAATCGTTATACCTTTCAATTAAATCTTTATCAAGATCGTTTTCATTATATGATTCGACTTTCAACTCAGGAAATGAAAAAAGCAACCTATCCATAAATCCATTGTCTTTATTTTCATCGGTATAAAATTCATCCAAAACAGAAGGTTGAATGCCCCCCAATACCGGCATGAAAGCCTTATCAACAAACGAACTTTTGGCAACTTTCCTGTTAAGGTTTATTTCTTTTCCTGACCAGGAAGAAAGCCAGTGTTCCAAATCTGATCCCGTTCTATAGCGGTTCATTTCCTTGAACCATCCGGCCAATTCGTCTTTTAAAATCCCGATTGAGTTACGGTTCTCTGAATGCAATTCAATCAAAGCTTCTAATGTAATATCATTGACAATGAACTGTGTTTTTTTAGGCTTCAAAACCTCCTCTGTTAGTTCTTTCTCCTTTTTGTCAAGTGATTGATAGTGTATATATTTTTCAAATTCCTTTACGAAATTCTTAATCTCGATCATATTTAATTTTTGTAAAGGAAAAGTAATATTACTTATTGATGGTGTCTTACCAACTCCGGCAGCTCCGACTATCGCAATCCACAAATTAGATGCTTCCTGCCAACCTTTTTTTACTTCAATACGTATTGAATTGCCTATAATTACCGACAATGTCCACATTAGAGCGCATCCCATATAATCAATTGAAGCGTTTAAATATGTATGACATTGCATTATGTAGTTTTGAATTTCTACAGGAAATATATCAATCGGAAAAATCAAATCATCAACAGGGATTTTAACCTTTACATCTTCGATCTTTTCAGGCTTCATGCGCTCACCATACCCTTGTCTGTATAATTCTTTTGCGGCATCTGAATAATTTCCATTATGATACTTTATAACATAAGCCTTATAAGGGCTTATCAGTTCCTCGTTTGGATAAATAGTGCCAGTTGAAAAAAGATACATACATCCTGAGTTCTTATAAACATACCCTGAATGTGTCGATTTAGCCCCATTACGCTTAATTATGTATTTGTCTGATAAATTTCTTACCGTCTTAAATTCATCGCCTACAACGTCAAATATGGACGTTTTTTGGTTGTAATCATCCCACGGGGGTAGATTGGATTTAAAATCAGATTTAGAATGTTTTTTATGATCTTCTTTTACTTCCTCGACATAATTATACGTCTTTGATATTTCCCAAAGTATTTCACGATCTTCGTCTGAAATAAACTTTACATCCTTATAAGTGCCTTTTGAAATGTTATTTTCATAAGCAAAAATATATCCACCTACACCCCTGCTTTCAATTACACACTCTTTATGACCTTTAAGTTTAGCTATTTTTGAATTTCCTTGACACCTTTTTGATTTATATATAATGTGATACCCTGAATTCTGAGTTTTATAAATTATAAATTTATCGTCAAAATCAAAGATATTGTCACGGACAAAAGATAGATATTCATCCCAAAAAGCAACCTGTTCCTGCGCAGTTGAAAAAACTTTTAAATCAACGTCAATACATTCAAGATGATCATATCCGGTTATTATTCCAATATTCTTTGTTGGTTGAATTTCGTCACCGTTTTTCTTTTTTATGCCACCTGAATAATTATAATATTCGGTAAATTTTTCTTTTGATAATGGTTTTTCCTGAGCTTGTTTCCATGAAAAATTAGGGACTTTATTTTCACTTACGGTCAGCAAGCTAAAACCTTCATCAAGTAACCTAAGACATTTATCAATAGTAATCATATTACACTTATTTTGAATTTTAAAGACAAAAAATTATTTTTTAATCAGTGTTGTATTTAAAACTATCCTGACCTTGTCTTTAGGTATTTCACCGGATTTAATCCTGTTATAGACCGTTTTTTTTGTTATGCCTTTTAATTCAGCATACTTCTTTACCGTGACATACATTGCGTTTATAATTTTTAATTGTAAAAAAACCCGCAAAAACGGGTCTTTAAATATACAAACAAAAGTTAAGAAAACAAATCGAGCTGCCCTTTTAATTTAGATTTCATCCTTGTTTTTTTTCTGTGATCTTTATCATAATTATTATGACATTTCTGGCACATAGCTTTAAGATTTGAATAGTCGCAATTTTCAGGAATATGATCTAAATGTGCAACGGTTAAAATTACCTTATTTCCTGTTGTCGGATGCGGTTTATAATTTTCAGCTCCGCAAACTTCACACTTATTATTTGCCCTATTAAACCTTATATCCTTAGAAATTTGTTTCCAATTTTTAGGATATTTGCTCTTATTTTCAGGCTTAATTGGCATGAGGAGACCTCCTGCTCAACTCCCTTTTACCTACCTCATCCGCAAACGCTTTTGTAGCAAGCGGTAATATTGCCCCGATAGACATTTGGGAAACAAAAATCCAAAGCCAATTTTCAGGCTTAAGCAAAGCGACTGCCTGAACATCCAAAAGAATGTTCATCGTAAGCTCAAAGATAACCGCCGCCCAAACGATTAGGCGGTTATTCCTGAGGGCGAAAAAAACAATTGTCCCGGCAATTATTGAGGCATATATGACAGCTACAAAATAGGCAAGTTCCTGAAAAGCGAATTTACCTGTGAGCATAAATAATTTAAAAGCGTAAAAACTTTCTAATATAGTGCTGCATATAAGCAGCGCAGCCCCGAACTTTGAAGACTTGAAAAAGTCTATAATATTAGTCCCTGTTTTTTTTATTACTACTTTTTTTCTCATAACTCCCAAATATTTTTCTCGATTTGTTTAATTATTTCTCTTTTCTGAACATTAAGCAGCCTGTTAAGCTGCGACATAGTTTTCTGCTTATTATTTGAGTTTTCGCAAATCTCAAGCTTTAACTTAGCAATCTTTTCGTTTACCATATTTTTGCTTTTAAAATACCAAAATTATTGCTTGCTTCTGATTCGTAGCCTGACCAAATGCCTGACTTTTCGCTTTCAGCAATTTTATCAAGAATCAACCTAACCTCGATCATTTTCCTTTCAATGTCCTCTTTTGCAAACTCGTAAAGCACGGCATTGAAAGGAGCTTCCTTTTCGACTGCCAACCAGAAATAACCGTCAATCTTTTCCATGTAACCCGATTTCAGGCAGCCTTCAATCTGCAAGCAAGCTTGCAGCCAGTAATTTAAATCATTAATTTGCTTTGAGAACATCCGGGGCGAAGCGTCACGGGTTGTTTTTACATCAACAATAACGTTCTTTTCTGACCTGGACGTGTCCGGCCTTGTCTTTAATTTCACGCCCGTTTTTTCATCTGTCCAAAAAATTGACACTTGCTTTTCTACTTGAGAAATAAGTTTTGAAATAATAGGGTTTTCCCGGCATGATTTTTCCATTTCTTCAAGGGTTTTCAATCCTTCCATTCCATAATCTTCAATGATATACTTCTCTGAATTTTCAGCATAAAAAGCATCCTTGACTGATTTAAATTCTTTCGAACTTGCAACTACTTTTAACTCCGGCCTCATTTCCTGAATGTCGTATTTAAGTTTTTCGGCAGGGAAAACGGCCACGTTGTTTTTAAACTCGTCCGGTTCAAGCAGTTTTGTTTCAAAAGCATTCCCGAAATCCAGAAACTTGCCACGTTTTTCTTCCAGTTTACCGTCAAGATAGTAGCGCATTTCCTTTAAAGAGCGCAGGGCGTGTTTAAGCCCCGTTGCGCTGTAATGTTCGCTCTCTTCGTGATATGCCTTTAAAGGCATGTCTTTGATGATTTGTGTCATGATTGTAAGTAGTTTAATAGTTCATCACTTGAAGAAAAAACCTCTTTTTCTTCTTTGCTTACGAAATTCCAATCATCGAATTTTGTGACTTTAAAACGATAATTTATATCAGTTGTTTCCTCCTTGATTGCAACATCTATACCATAGACAGTTACCTTGATGATTTTCATTTCATGAAGTATAAAGACTTCATCGTTTACATTAAATTTTGTTTCTGCTTTCATTTTGTTTCTGTATTAAATTTCTGCTAAATTAACATTTTGTTATGACTTATCAAAATAAAAATTAGTTTCATTATTGAATCTTTCCGTATTTTTTGATTTCATATAAAAACTTTCATCAGGTTCAAAATAACAACAATCAGGGCATTGGTAAACAGCTTTTAAACCTCCATAAATGCCGATTCTTTTTTTGCTTCGCTTCATTAAAACGCAGCAATTAGGACATAATTTTTCCGAATCGCTCATCATCTGAAAGAGTGTTATAATTTATCAGGTCTTTTCTGTTAAGGTCTTTGCCAAATATGCGTCCAATCTTTTCAGCGGCATCTTTTATGGCGTAACTTTCAGCAGCCGGGGCGGCTTTCATTACAGAATCGGAAAGTATCTTATCAAATTCCGTTGCCCCTGCGCCTTTCGATGTGTGAACCGGGGCCGCACCAATACCGTCCTGAAATTGCATTTGCCCGGTCACCGGATTTTCATAGTTCAAACGGACGGTAACAACAATACTGTTTGCAATCATTTGAATTTCTTTCACTTCTACAAACCAATTGATAAAAATCTTTGTCAACAAAAACTCAACTTTTTCAATAGGTAGATATTTGACCCCGCTTGCCATAGGATGATTCTTAACCCAGCTTGCAGGCGGTTGTTGATTTAGCAATATATTTAGGTCATTTTGTTTGCCCCTTATTGCAAGGTCCCCTTTTTCAATTTCTTTAATTGTCGGCAGTTTTTTTTCGTTATTTTCCATCGTTTTCCGCTTTAATTATTACTTCATAGTCAATTAACATTTCATCTGCTATACATAAAGCCTTGTCTTTGTCTATAAAAGAAAAGCCACCATTCGATTTTTCTAAAAACCTTTTTTCTAAAAAAATTGAAATTACTTCTTTTAATATCTCTTTATTATACTTAACATTTTTCATATTTCACAATAATTTTTTCGTTTCATATTCAAGTTCATAAAGAATCCCGGGTTCTGTTTCGATTTCGTCACCTTCAAAAAAAGTCATAGGGCAAGAGCATTCAAAGCTTTGTCCGTGATCTACAGTCATTACATCGCAATAAAAAGAATATTCACCCTTTATAAATTCGAACTCAAAGCTGTACGTATATTCATACCTGGTTTCATAAACTTTCGAAGCCAGTTTGCTTGCCATTTCTGCAGCTGTAGGCCTTCTCGACAACAACGTGTTGTTAGGTAATTCTTGATTAAGTGCTTTTTCTAACATATATTTTAATTTAATAATTTTAAAAACCTATTGCAATACCTCATGTTTGATTTAAGGTTCGATTGAAATAAAAAATATAATTTATCAATATCTCTAAATAACCGCTTTGTTTCCTTATTTTTCTTAAAACAAATATATTCAGGCATGAGACAGTATTTTTCAGCAATTGCAGTTGTGATTATTTCGTTAATTAAGTTCATTATTTCTTATTTTTATAGACCTCAACAAAGGCTTTACTTCCCTCAATATCAAAGCCTACTTTTATTCGATAATCTTCTCTTATTCTTTTCATAGCTGACTTAGCCCATTCTGCCCTTGTTTTTTCAAATTCGATCTTAAGGTAAACATACCTTGTTACCATATTTTTTATATCATTTTCCATCACATTATTATTTGATTTATATTATCAAATTTTTTCAATTCCTGTTTATGAAGCTCATCTTCATGTATCTGTTTGCCAGTTTTCAAAATATAATTTAATTCTAATTTAGATGCCATTTTTTCAAGATCATAACTCCCACGACCATGATAAATATGATTCATTATATTAGCATGGTCTTTTACCATTTGTTTTAATTCTGTTGTTTTCATTTTGCTATGTTTTAATTGTTTATCTAATTATACGTTAAAGATAACACTTTGTTACGAATATTTAAGCAAAAGGTGATGAATATCACCAAAAAAATTAATCATTAAATATAAATCCCAGTACTTTTGTGCAATTGTTCCTGATCCATTTTTTTGTCCGATATTTCCCATTGCAGTAATAGCAATAAGAACCACCTATCAATTGCTCCTTCAAAGGTTCAAATGATAGATTAACGACCTGGTTATCAATTGTTATAAAAATATTGTAACACATCCAGCCAATTGTTGTTTCAGGATGTGACTTTATTTGGTTTATAGTTAATAGATTATTCATTTGGTAATCAGTTATTTGGTCTATATAGTTAATATATCTGGTAGTTAGGTGCAAGCGCAGCCAGCCAGCACCCAACAAATTTACCATCGTTCCATTTCATCATCATAAGCTCTTTCTGCTGATTCTCTTGCTGCATCACAATAGTCTCTTTCAATTTTGCGAATCTCTCTCGCTTTCTCTTGCGGAGTCATTGATTCATCGTTTTCAATCATTTCAATTTCTCTTTCAAATCTACTTTGCATACTCATTTTTTAATCCTCCAAATTGCGCCAGCACCTAACACATAATATAAAAAATAGCTGCTGACTGGTTAATATTAAAGTAATTACATTTATTCAAGTTTATCTGTTTGCGAAAAGCAGTGTTTCAAACACGCTACTTTTCATATTATCAAACGTTGTGCCCCATTACACTCAAAAAGGTGGCAATAAAAATCTTCCTCTGTTTCAACAGTATTTACGTATCCACCTTCCCAACCCAAATGTAAATTTATGGTTACTTTGTCGGTACTATTGAGTTTATTACAAATTCCATCATTAGTGCTATGCTCGTAATTAGTTGTCTGCTTCCAAAATTTACATGCAGAACAACGGTGCATAACACTAAATAAATCCAATAACTCTTGCGCTACTTTGTCGTTTTCTACGTTGTATGCAAAAGTCTGCTCTAATATTTGCTTTATCTCTTTTTTCATAATCGTTACTGTATTTATTATTTCCGTTATATGCAAGGCTACTTATCGTTTTTCAACTTGATAAATTCTACTAATCCAACCAAAACTTTTTCAGTCTTTTCATCAAGTTTATCCGCTATGTAACACAGTTGCATATCTAAGTCGCTTTTCTGCGGTATAGAGTTATTTAACCCTTTGCACAGTCCGTTTATCAATTTAGCCTGTGTTACGTCATCACTTGTGCCAATATCAAATCCTATTGTATCAGCAAGTTTTTCAATACTACTTTTAATCATAATTTATCGTTTTTAAAACCGCCCAGTTGCTAACAATGTGTATAGCAAATAAGCCAGTTAAGTTTATATTTCAATTCAAAGTTTAGTGCTTGGCTTACTTGCCATACACTCGTTCGTTGTAGCCAATACTACGAAAGTGCTTCGATTAGCTTTTCATCAGTAATTAACATAAGGTCAGCACCACTCTCGGATGGGTCATAATCTTCATCCTTGTATTCGTTGTATAAATCAGTGTCGTGTGCTTTTAAATCTTCTAAATCGCACTCATTAGCTATTGGACATGAAAAAGAATAGCATTTACCTTGCAATTTGCATCCAAATTGAGCAATAAAATCACTTTCATAAATCTTATTGGAACGAATATCATTTGCAAATTGATTCCCTTCCTCTGTTTTCAAAGCTCTTTGTATTTTTTTCCAACTCCCATATCTCCTACGAAGTGAAATCATTAGAATTTTTTGCTCAATGTTTTTAGAAAATCTTTCATGCGAACCATTCTCACGCACACGCACAATTTCTTTTTCTTCACAATTTTGATGGTTGCATCCATAATGGTTATTTACAGGCGTTTCCGAATTTGCATAGCCGCAGACCTTAGTTAATTCATCAATATGGACCACTAAAGCCGTACTGGCTACAACAAGCGGTAATACGGCATTGCCTTTGTTCTTTTCTGATAAGTTATTTGTATTCATATCTTTAGTTCTTTAAATTAAGTTTATACGTGTCCGATAAGCGGCAACGACCGCATACCGCCAGCCGTTGTAGGCAATTAAAGGCTTTTTTCAAATTCTTCGATTGCTTCATCTATTGACCTTCTTACTAAATACTCTTTGTTGTATAAAAATTGGGCAAAAGCCTTTAACTGTTCGCTTCGCCCTACAACATGCGGTAATAATTCATTTGCTTGTGGTACGATCGAAAGTTTAGCCAACGCATTCATAGCATCTTGCAAAATTGCTAATCGTTCTTTTTGCCTTTCTTGCATATCCTCGTCTTTTTGCTCTACAGCTAATGTAAGTTCATAACTATCATCAACTACTTTTTCTCTTAAAACTTGTATTGCATATCCAAAATCCATCGCTCAGTTATTTTTTAAATTATTACTACGCTCCAAATTTATTGCGGATTCGTGGAGCAAACGAATCATACCGCCAGCCGTTGTAGCACATTAAAACGATGCTACAACATGGTATATAAGCCATGCTTGCTTTTGTAGCTCGTTTCATAGTTTGTGCTAATTTGACCATAATTAAATATTTCCCTCCCCGCTTGAAATCTCTTTTCTTAAAACAAACATTGCGGTTATTAAAAAATCAATTTCACTGGCACGGTCAATTATCTTTTTCTGGATTATTTCAATAAACCTCTCATAATTTTCTGGCTTTATTTCATTATGCCAACTATGTTTCCAACTATCCATATCAATAGCTTTTGAAATAATAGACTGTAATGCTGTTGGTCTTGCGAAATGCTCCGTTTCTTTGTAGTTACATTTCAAGTTTTTAATTTCGACAATATTACTACCTCCAAAATATTTAGGTATTTCAATCTCTTTTACTTTATTTTCCACGTTGGTACTTCTAAATGAAATACCGTATTTTTCAAGTTCTTTTACAAAATCTAAATGTTCCATCACTAAAATATTTAATTATTACTGCATACCTCGTTCGATTGTCCGTGGGTTAATCCGCACGGCTCATATACCTGTCCGTTAGGCGTAATGCTACGTCAAGTTCGCCTTCATAAATTCATAAAACTTATCTTTTAATTCCCATTTTAAACGCTCTCTATTCATGTGGTCATCGTGTGTACTTATACTTAGCTCAACATTTGCAACGCCTTTTATCATTCGTACAGCGTTTAAAATTACCTCTACGTCATCAATTCTAACGTCATATTCTAATGTTACTGTAAATCCTTTTACTCTGTCTGTCATTTTCGTAAGTATTATGCACTACGCCTAACAATAAATATAAAATATAGGCGGTAAGTGCGGTTATTAATCTGTTTATCTTTTATTTAAGTTCTATTTGTAGTCGAAAGTAGGTGTTTCAATTGCCTACATTTCATATTCTGAACGTTAGGCCCCATTTAAGAACGCAAAGAATCGTGCCATTCTTGGAGCATATTGCGTAGTTCGTTTACGCTTTCTTGTAATAGCAGAACGGGAGCCTGCCAGTAATCTGCTAAGCTCCCCCCAGTTTATTAGTTTATCGATTTCGCTCATGATTAATATGCTTTGTAAAATCTACCGTTTTTTAATTTTCCAACATAGTCACCATTTTCTGAATAAACAGCATCGTTTCCATTTCCATCGTCGTCAAGTTCAACAAAAAACTTGCTATCTGTCATTTTAATAATAGTGTTATAACCATTATTAGAAACTTTAGTGTTTAAAGCTGAACTGTTTGAATAATTTAAAGTTTTCATTTTGTTTGTTTTTGTTTGTTTATTTAATTATACGTTAAAGATAACACTTTGTTACGAATATTTAAGCAAAAGGTGAGGAATATCACCAAAAAAATTACTGGTGCAGTACATTTAATGAGGGCTTGGTGAAGTTTGACCGTGCAGTTACTAACACAGCGTCATACACCATTACCCCACAAGCCAGCGCACCGCCAAAGTAACAGGCGCATACGCTCAACGTTAGGCACAATAAAAATTACTACTGTAGTGCTTTATTGCACTTATCTATTATAGTAACTGGTTTTTGTACCCAATATCCCCGGCTATCATCGAGGCAAGCAACCGCACTTTTTAATGCTTCTTTCATTTCAATAAACTTGCTTTCATAGTATTCAGCGTATTCAATAGCTCTATTAAAACCATCTTCAATGCCATCGCTCGTTAACTCATCGTTTTCTGCTTCTTGTTGTAATTGCTTTAATTTATCGCTTAGCTTCATGTCCGTAATTTTTACAGATGCACAACAAGCGGTCATACGCAAGCCGGGCATCGTGGTTAATAATATGTTTTGC